GGAGTGCCTCTTTGGCATCCTTCATTGTTTTAGGAGACGCCGCCTTTTTAGCTTGGGATTGGTTGACAGGGGAAGACCCTGACTTCCTTGGTCTTGGTGCAGCAGAAGGTGTGTCGAGCTTGTTGTCTTTTAGGTAGCGCTCGATAGCTTGCTGCTGAATAGACTCAATGAAGTCGTAGTATTGCTCTGCAACCTCCATTACGTTGGCGTCTCCATCATCGACAACCGCCTTGTATAGCACTTGCTCAGGCACTCCAGGGTATTTTTCCTGGGCCTGGGCAACCTCTTGGGCCAGAGTAACGCCCGCTTGCTGTACCTCAAACTCGTAGATTCGGTCATTTAGGGACGAGAAACGCTTGTCGTATTCGCTTTCCTGGTCTTGGTAATCACCGAGCCAATCATCAATAGACTCTTCTTCCGGGGCCTGTTTGGGCTGCGATTGAATCTGTTCTAGTTGAGATTGAGCTTCTTTGAGCTGCTGTTTAAGGGATTTGGCCTCGTTCCTGTATCGGTTCTTGGCTTCATTGACGTCCTTAAAACGATTATAAGGTACCCTATGTCCCGACTCTTCTGCTATATCGGCAGCAGTATCCGGTGTGGGACTTTCTTGTTGAGAGGTTTGTGCCTCAATCTGGTTGTCATCAAGTTGTAACTCATCTGGGTTTACGTCTGCGAGTTGTTCAGACGAGGTGTCCGGGACTGGTGCTTGTTCAACTGGCATACCTGTTTCCAGGATGTTGCCAATTTCGCTTGTCTGGTCTTCGGATAAAAAGCTCATAGTGTTTCCCTTTTACATCTAGTGGGTTTTTGATGAAGTAGACATCGCCTCAGAAGGCGAGAGTTCGTCGTTCCCCCGTCCGAGCGGATCGTGAAACTGATCGCTCGTCTTGGAGTACAACTTGCCCGTAGCAATCTCATACTGAAGCATTTCAGACAAGTTTGCAGGCCGGGTTTTTAATTGCACGTCCTTTTTAACGTCATCTATTTGCTGCAGACCCATAAGAGCCAAGCCTGTAGCAAATATCATATCGTCGTGCTGGCCGGTGTCGGCCTCTGGCTTTCCAGAGTTTGAGAACACAAAAGTGTTAATCTCTGTCTTCAGCCTGTCGTCGCTAACAAGCAACCATTCGCGTGCGACGTATTCTTGGAGACGAGCCAAGAGGATAGAACGTGTGCTGACGTTTGTGTTGAATCCCAGGTTCTCTGTGTACCTGTTGGCCATCTTGTCGTATTTAACGCGCCGATAAAGAAAACCATAGGATTCTTGAATTAGATACTCTATGATGGAGAGTCCGTAAGAGTTCGATTCTGGGACAATAAGTGCGTTGTATTTCTTAGCTTCAACTAGCACCTGTTGTGCGAACTCAGCCGGGGCGAGTCTTCCGTAAAAAGAAGACGCTATACGGGGAGCGCGTTTATCGGTGACATCGAGGACACAGAAAGCTGAGTAGTCACCTTCTGCGGAGCCGGAAGCCGTATCCACACCAATGGAATAGACATGGAATGGTTGTGGTGCGGCATATTGCTCGTATCCCTCGTGGGCCACGGCATGGGGATAGATATGAGTTGTGAAAAATCTACGTCCGCTTGATATGAATGCGAGGTCTGGTTCGAGTGGATATTCTTGGAGAAAGGTGTTCCAACTGGACGCACACCTAGTAGTGTAAGTCTGGGTTGCCCAGTTGAGTTGTCGTCTTGATAGTCCATGTTCTTCCGCCAGTTGTTTGAGTTCAGGTGGGACAAAGTTTGGTTTGAAGCTAGACTGGCAGTCCTTTGCATCCTTCCAGCTAAGGAAGAGCTTGGTCATGCCGTTAGGCTCATACCAGATACGGTGGGCCGGGTTGACGCCATTAGCCGTAGATTCCAGCACCACGGTGCCGTTGTTGCCTGCGGTGGAGAACACGGCTGCAATCGTCGAGTCGATGTCGGGGTACATGGCAAACTCAGAGCAGTGAATAGACTGGTAAGTCTGTCCGCGCACCGACTGTGAGCTGGCTGTTGTGGCCCTGATAAGAGCGCCCGTTTCAAACCTCATCTCGTGGAGGTTCTGCTCCATGGGCACATTCAGCCATTCAGGAAGACACTCGTAGAAGCGCTTGTATATCTTAAAGATACCTTTGGCTGCTTCGTCCGTGTGAGCCACCACAAGGGCTGAATAGTTAGGCCTGAAGAGGACGCGCCAGAAGTTGACGGCTGCAATGATTGTAGTCTGCCCCAGCTTCCTGGCCTTTAGGACGTACACCCAGTTGTTCTTTTCTAGCTCATCTAAGAACAGTGCTTGGGATTCGTTGGGCACAAGCGGCACCAACTCTCCGTCCTTGTTGATAATACGAAGGTGTGTCTTGCAGAAATAACGGAAGTCTTTCGCGCATCGCTTAATCTCACCGATATGTTCTGCAGACACCTTCATCTAGTAGCCTCCTGCCATTCTCTTGGCAGCGTCACTACGAGCTTCTTTCTTCATCTTTTTGGGTAGTTTGGTACCTTTAGGTGTTTTTTTTGCGTACTTTTTAGCCACTTCAGGTTCCTTTGCGTAAAGGTACTTACGCTGTGATTCGGATTTGAAAGGCATTAGTCTTCCTCCTCTTCCTCTTCTTCTTCTTCGACTTCATCTTTTTTGAACAGCTTTTTGAGCTTGTCTTTGGGATCGTCCTCAACCTCTTCGGTTTCCTCGACCTCCTCCATCTCTTCCATCTTCTCCATGGGCTTTTTCTTTCCCTTTGGCTTTGTAACGATGGTGACGGCTTGAATGTCGTCCATACTAATATCACCGAGCATCGACATCATTCGAGCTGCGGCTTCCTTCACTGCTTCTTTAGAACCGTGTGCCATGTGGCCTCCTACCATTTAACTTTGTTGGCCCAGTAGGCCGCGCTCATTTTACCCTTGGCAATGTTTTTACCATGCCGTGACTTAAAGGACTTCCTTTTCTTTTTCATGCGGTCTGACTCGCCTGCTTTTGGCTTGCCTGCGGTCTTAGCGCCCTGCTCTCCAAAGCGAATCAGCTTTACCTTGTCGCCCTCTTTAGCCATCACAACGTGAGACTTCTTAGGGTGGCTGGGTGTTCTCTTTGGCTTGTTAAAGCCTTTGATCCCCAGCTTCTTCATCATACGGCGTGCCGCCTCTATCCGTGCGTTACTCATGACGTACCTGCCGCTAAACCATGCTTGGAGTACTGCTTGCCTTCACGGGTCGCCTTAGACTTCTTCTTGCCCGCAGCAGCCAGTTTCTTCTTGCCAGACTCCGTGGACTTCAGCGCAGCAACCTTCTTTTTAGGAAGATAGACACCCTTGTCCTCCTTCCCGCCAGACCACCGCCAGTCTTGCTTGCTCCACTTCTTGAGCTTGTTAGTCTTGGCGGACGGCTTCTTGCCGCTATAGCCACCACCCTTCTTCTTGTATATCTGTGTGGCCAACTGCATAGCGCGAGCAGAATGCTTACCACCCATGCGCGACTTAGCCTCAGACTTTGCCTGAGCCCACAAAGAAGGGTTGGTTTTCGTAGCAACCTTACTGGAGCCGCTTAGTTTCCTTTTCGCCGCTTCCTTCCTCGCCTTGCCCATCAAGAACCCCTAACGCATGAATCTCAGATAATATCTCTATAAGTTCAGCATCCTGCTGACGATTGACAGTGGCCTGCTCAATCTTGAGCGCAGCGTACTGCAACTCTAACTTAGCCTTCAAGATTTTCAAATCATCTAGCTGGTCGCGCCTCTCCTGGCTCGTCGAACTATCAGCCTTCCAATGCTGGAACCGACGCTCCAACAAGAACTTAGCAGCTCTCCAGTCAGACTGTGCATGCTCCTGCAGTTGCTGCACAAGAGCCAGTTCACTTTCAGCCTGAGCCTGACCAACAGCCTCCGCAAACTCAGGGTACAACTTCAACCAGTTTTTATAAGTGCTAGGACAAATACGAGCAGACCGACAAGCATAAGCCACAGTGCCACCACCAGCCAAAGCTCGGCATATCTTACCAACCAACTCAGCACTATATTTACTAGGACGACCACCTTTACTCATGACCAAAAAACTCCAATTCTAGTTTTGACAAAATGGCAAAGCGACATTGCCAAACAATGAGCACACCCACTGTGACAATTAGTCACTTGACATGCAAACTATTCATACCCATAGGGGGGGTAGGGGGGGTCATTAATCTCACTGTGCTTAACGCGCATGAGAACGAAGGCCAAAAACCCAGATTTTGATTTTTGTTCCGTGTTCGGAAAATGGGTATAGAAGGAGAAAATGATTTCCAAAGTGGAAACGCCCGTTAACCCTCCCTAGTGCTAGGGCATGGTCGGCGAGCAAATCCGGCTGACCCCATGGGCAAGGCTCGAAGGTTCAGCCGTCCGAGATTCGCGAACCTTTTTTCTCCAGCGCTTCCGCTTCAATGATTAGGCCATCAGAATTTCCAGCACCTAACATTGTGAGGTGGGCCGACTCCGTGAACTCACCGAGAGTCTGAACCATTCCAATTAGCTTGGAGTTTCGGATACTCTTGATGGAATCAATATCTATTGCCTTGAGTTCTTCCAAGGTGGCGCGCATGAGTTCACGGACTCGATAGTGCTTTGGGCGTAGTGCTTGCCTTGAGTAATTGTCGAGCAATCCCAAGCACTCCGAAAGTTCAGCGCCTGCAATATGGTAGGTCGCCTTCGTCCAGTCTAGGCGCTTGTGAGCCTTTGGAACGTCTCCAAGGGATACAAGGGATAGATGGATGGAAGCTATGGTCTGAGCAATGATTCCTTCCGCAATGTCTCCAGCCTTCAAGGAATGGGGGCGGTGGGTCGGTGTC